GAGTCTTTGATAGAACTGCCACCATTAGGCTTGAGTTCATTGAGGTAGTGCTTAACCATCCAGCGCACAGCGCCAGCAAAACCACCGATGATTGTCATTACTGCAACAGCTATGGTTGCGTAGTCTTGTGCCTGCATTAGACCGTCCTAATGGTTACTAGTAACAATCCACCAAAGCCGGTGAATCGTTTATCTGATGGTGTGTTATTTCTAAAATCCATTTCTTCAATGATACCAAGGTATGACTCACCAGTTCTAAAGTCTTGAATCTGGATGGTGTCTCCAGCATTTTCTATTAGCTCTAGTTGTGACATACGATCATAGGCTGCGCCTTCAAAACCAACCTCTACTCCGAAGTGGTCTGTCTCGTGGTCAAAGCAAGAGAGTGGGTACTGGATAAGTCTCTGGCGTGGTGTTGCAGGCAAGGAACGTATCTGATAACCAGTAAAGAGTGGTCCCTTGGTCACATCAGTTGTTGAGCGAGATAGTGTAAATTGGAATCCAAGATATTCTTGGGCAGTTTGTGGATAGTTGATATTGATTTGAGGCACTGCAGAGCCTTGTGAGAAGTTACCGATAGTGAAGAAGTTATCTAATGAATCAACAGATTGGATTAAGACACCGCCATCGGTGGTATCTACACGAGCCTGCATTAACTTAAATATCTTTGTCTCTAACGTGTTGTAGCGGATGTAACCAGTACGCAAGTAACCAGTTGCTACTAGGCTAGTGGTTGATTCAGCCCAGGTATTATTACCATTGGTAAAGGCAGCTCTATCTGAGTTGCCAAAGAAGGCAACCTGAGATGCAGTGGTAGTAGTACCAGTTGCTATAAGGTCCCAAGCCCAAGGAAAGAAAAGGCTATTTGCTAGAACAGTAGTAGATAGATCCACACGAACTAGCCCTGCTGCACCATCTACAAGGGTTGCAATGTAGGCATAACTATCTCTAAAAGCAATAGCGTTACAGGCAGCATCTCTAAAGAGCAGTGGACCATACTGGATATCTCCAGTTGCATCAGAGATACCTACTCTAAAGCCTAGACTGGTAGCAAGAATTGCATAAGCACCAAGGTATACATCAAAGTCATTGATGCGCTCACCTTGTGGCATATCAATAATAACGGTAGGTGTTTCTAGTGTTGGAAAACCTAAAGTATTAGGAGTTGTTGGGTCCAAGACAATCTTAAAGACCGAAGATGAAGTACCGTTTGGATCATATCCTGATACATAGATAGCCTGTGGTCCTTCAGAGATACTAGACCAGACCCAATTGGCGTTAGGATGAGTGAATAGAGCAGTAGGTAGGGCAGCAGAAGCAGTAGCATTAGGATTAAGTTCATATAATACGTTTTCTTTAGCCAAGATAAGACGCTGTTTAACATAGCGGATAGTGGCTCTAGTAGTAGATGCTGCTGTATAAATCTCAGCATCTGCTGGAGATGCACCAACTGAACCTTTGTGGACTCTAGTGCCATTGATAAAGTAATAGTTAGAACCATCAGTTGTAAGGCTAAAGATAGTTGAAGCAGTACCTGCTTGGGTAATAGTTGTTGGCGAGCCACCAGTAGTAATCTTCTTTAACGCAGTTCCATCTGTTACAAAGATGCAGTCATTGGTGCCATCATTGACACCAATCAACTGAGCAGGTGCAGCCCCAGCATAGAAGCTGGCTGTGTCATTGAGTAGAGTTGCCTGTCCTCTAGTAAAGACATCTAAGCCCTTAGACTCTGTGTACTGAAAACGTAGCGACTCTTCTTGCTGTGGTTCAAAGAACTTAATGCCAGCGCCAAAGTGGAATGATGATTGGCTTCGTAGCCACCAACCAGTCAGGGTCTGTTCTCCAGCCTCACGTGTCTGGTCAATCTGTTGCTTACGATACTGAGCCGTTACACGGCGATAGGGTGCATCATCAGAGTTAAAAAGAAAGAACGGTAAACCAGCAACAGCGACATCGTAGGCTTCGCCCGTAGCTGCATAAGTGGCAGAGCCAGAAGGATTGGATAGTACATACGGTATTCCCTCGGTAATATCATCGCCGTATGGCATCTATTCTCCTTATTCTAAAAGGTTGACTAACGATCTAGTTCGACCTTGTGCTAACTGGGTATAAATCTGGGTTGTAGCCACACTTGTGTGGCGCATAAGTTCTTTAACTGCAATCAAATCACCGCCTGATTTCTCAAGCATTGTGGTTGCGAAGTAGTGGCGAAGACTATGAAAATGCTTAGCATCAGGACCTAAGATGCGACGCATCTCTTTGGCTGCCCTTGCTGAGAACTTGTTAGCAGTGACCTGCCATAGCCTGTCTAATGTCTTATAGGACATAATCATCTCAGCTACCTTGGGTGCTATTGGGACTATTAGGTCAGTCCCACCCTTGCCCTGCACCCGTAGGCTGTAGCCTTCATCGTGCTCTATTAGGTCTGAGCCTTTAATCTTGGCTGCTTCCATAGCACGAAGGCCAACCATTCCACCTAGTACAAACCAGTCGTGGTAGAGAGGCTTCGCCTCTGCTAGTAGTTTGGCATACTCAGCCTTGGTAACAGGCTTAGGTACACCACGTCCTGGCTTGACCTGTGGCAGTTCATCTGCTGGGTTGTTACCATTTACTAGGCTCATCTTGTTAAGAGCCTTGTAGAGGCTCCTGTAGCGTGCTACATAGGTAGCCCTAGTGGACTGCTTAGTTACCCGTAGGATGACCTTCTCGACCTGCTCATAGGTTGCCTCAGCAGGGTGTGAACCCAAGCTCAGGATCAAGCGCCAGTCGTTCTTGAACAGTTGCTCAGAGAACCCACTGGTCTTGTACCTATTGTGAAGCTGCTCTTTGATCTGCTCTAAGGGTATAAGTTCCATAGATAGACCATAGCACTAAAGCTACACGTTCGGTGTGGATTGTTCCGCTTCTGGATTTAAGTAGCGTTGATAGTCTGAGTTGGCTGGGTCCATTGGTACTGACCACTCTTTACCGTTTTCTTCAATCTTAAAAAGTAGGTCGTTGCCTGCTTCGTCTTTTCTGATTTCATATGTAGTCATTTTATAACTCCGCACTTAGTTCAAGGTAGGCACTTCCTGAAGTTCCAACTAACGCACTTGCATTTCCAGCAACTAGTCCAGAACCGCCAGAAATTTGTAAACTAACTGAATCAGCACTCATTTGGAAAGCAGCAATTGTTCCACCAGCACTACCTGTGCTTGATGTCCAACCAGCAGCACTACTGTGTGCTACAGAAGGCGCTACTCTAAATGATACAGGTATTGGAATAGAATAATAAGCCTGAGTAGTGCTTGAGGCTTGACCCATACCAAAGACTGTCGCATTACCTACCGAAGTTTTGCGTTGGTAATAACGCTGACAAGCGGCTAATTCTCCTTGGATAGTAGCGGCATAGGTTCTAAAAGGTAATGCCACGCTTCCAATGTCAATCTGTGTGCCAGTTATTTCGTAGTAATCTGCTGCGCCAGCAGTGCCAACTGGGGTGTATTGTGGGAAAAACGTTAATTGTGTAGCCGTTGAAGGCACACTTGCAGTAAATGTAAATCTTTGCCAAGTTGTAGTTAATACAGCATTTCCAGCAATAATAGATGCTTGACCAGTCAAACCAGAAAAAACATTTTGATCTGTGCCTGTGCCATATTGCAGATTTGCCACTAATACAGATGATCCAGCAGAATAGTTAGCACCCGCCCGAGCGTAAAAACTCAATGTGACTGTTTTGCCAGCAAAGGGAATTGAATTAACTGATTCTAAGTTCTGACACAATGTCAATGCGCCTGTTCCTGTTTGTCCTGAGTTGCGCTGGTAACGCAAAGCGTACTGAATAAAAGGCAAATTAGTTGTATCGCCAGTAAGTTGCCTTGAAATTGTACAAGCCTGATTTGCACCAGTCGCGGTTTGCCATCTATCGGCAATGAATCCTGATGTATAGGCGGTAGATGCCGCAAATGAAAATGAAGTTCCACGTTGCCACACTTGAAACGCTGAATTAAGTAATGGATTACTTGCGCTTGGTGTTGCGCTATATCGCAAGCCTGTTGTGGCGGCACTATCTGCTACGAGGCTTTCACCGTTGTTGCCCACCGCTAATCTAGCAACTGTATCAGCCGCACTCGCCACAATCAAATCACCCTTAGCATCAACTATTGCATCAGGAATAAATAGTGCATCAGCCTGTGCCTGGGTGTAGGTATTAGCTGCGGTGAACGTTGCGGTCGTGATGATCTCGACGTACTCGCCGACGGCGGTAGTCGTAGTCAATACGACGCTCGTGCCGTCTGTTGCGGTGTAGTCGACGCCGCGAACTAAAAGTACACCGTTTAAGAATACCTGTTCATATCCTACGGTGTATGCCAGCGTAAGGCTAAAATCGTCGACTCCGCTGATTGTTGTACCTGCGGTGACGACCTCCTTGCGCCAGTATTGCTCAAAGATCGTGGTAGAGGTTGCGTCCGTGTCTAGCCAGATAGATCCGTTGACAGCTCCTGTCGGCATCGCTGTCTGCGCGTATGCGGCTGATGCTCCGGTCGCGCCTGTTAGTCCCGTTGCGCCCGTTGCACCGGTAAGACCAGTTGCCCCGGTAAGTCCTGTTAAGCCCGTTGCGCCGTTAGCGCCCGTTAGACCGGTAGCTCCGGTTAACCCAGTAGCGCCTGTTAAACCGGTT